GGCTGGAAAATAGAAATCATAACGTGTAGAACGGCTCCACATTCTGTGAAGGCCTTGTTGATATGTTAAATCGGCTCTTACAGATACAAGACCGATAATTACACCATGCTCAGTAAACGATTGGCTAAACCCATGACGATGAGCCAAAACAGTAGACATAGCACCAAGTGTACCCAAAGGGGTAGTTGTTCCACTTGCACTTGTACCGCTTGTTTGAGCGATTGGGTTGACATTGACAGGTGTTGAGCCTCCACCGAGATACTCGGGACGCTGGAGGCGAGAATCAGGAGAGATAACGCCGAAATGAGCACGGATAATTTCAGTGTAGCGAGTACCGCCACGAGCATCTCTTTCAAGTAACTTTTGAATTTGAAATGATTGACGTAATTGATTGATAGTTGCTGCAGTTGCAAGAGATAAGTCTGCATATAGTCCTGAATCGTAAGTTAAAGTTTGGCCAGCTAAGAATCCAGCATCAGTGCCATAAGCAAGAATTGCATAAGGAGAGGCAGATGCCATAGCTAATCCAGTCGTATGTGCTGGAGTAGCAGTGTCTCTTAATTTAAATGCTGCGTTAGGTTTAACAGGAGCAGAGGTTCCTAAAGGAAGTGTTACGCTAGCTCCTTTTTGTGGCCATGGTAAAGACGAAGTAAAGTAATCTTTACGTTTTCCACGGCGCAAGAGAGTGTAGTTGGCAACAGTATCAGGACCGTCACCAGTATCCACAGTGACGGAATTTTGTAAGTTTTCATCCCGGAACCATTCGTTCCAGATAAGATTGTAAGCACGTGGCCAAAAGGCGCAATGACTTACAGTATTGCTAGTTGTTACTTGGCCGAGCGTTGGTAATCCCATATAGTCTTGGAGGCTGCCAATGGCATATCCGCTAGCTGGTGACACCTGTTGTGGGATTACATAGCTGATTGAATCAGCTGGGTTTGCTTGTTGTCCCATAAATTTTTGCCAATTTGACCAAATTAGGCGATTAGGGACAAAGAAGAAGAAGCTATCCATTACCATGTTATCCATAATTGGATATAAAGGAGTAGCTAGACGGGCAAATGCCGTCATATTTAGGTTAAATGTATCGCCGGGGAGTACTTCATCTACATATACAGGGATTAAGTTTCCAGCGTCGAATGTAGTTTTGTGAGTTGATTGACAGTCGAATTTTGAACGTGGAATATCCGCTTTAGGGATTGTTGTAAATTGATGAAGGTTTACCGATTGATTGCGATGCATGATATTTAACCTTTAGAGTTTGTTCCGTAAGGGGAATAATACCCCCCTTTACGGATTAGTTTAAGTAGTTAGTTTTACTTGTTTTCCTAATGATAGGAGTTTTGGTTGTTCGTATATCTCGAACATACCAGTATTGTCATCAAAGATGCCAAATTCGTATAGATCGAAGTCGTCAGGATGGTTATAAAGCTGATTATCCTCAGCTTGACGATTTACTTCGTCTGAGAAGGAGCGCAAAGCGACTCCAGTTGATGGAACGAACATTGGTCTGCCATAGGCATCCGCTGCGCGGTCTTTTACAGAACATATATTAAGTTTCATGAGGTTTCCTTAAGTGAGGGTTCGTTTTAGTTTACGCAGTTTAGCTGTGACGACTTGTTCCTTAACGGCAAGTCGTTCATAAGTATTGTCTGCGTAATTTAGTTTAGCACCGTTTTCACGGGATGCAATTATTTGTTCGTATTCATATGGATTGTCGTTTTTATAGAGTTTGTCATAATATTTTGGTGGTTTTATTTTTTGACCTCTTAGTACGACATAGTCATGTGGGAATACGTCATTTTTGTATTTTTTGTACCAATTAAGCCCAATAGCGGGCTTTAGGGACATTTTATTGAATTCGGGGGTCATTTGTATTATTTCCCCCGTTTTTAGATCAGAGTACTGATAGTGTTTTTCAGAGTCTTTTCCAGTTTGTTTTTTCATAATGTATCGAGCCACATAAGCAGCTGTCTCGAAGTTAACGTCTCCAATGGAGGAATAGCCAAATGGCCAGATGGTTTCAAGGACACTGGATCGATATATGAGAGAACCAGAGGAAGTCCTTTTCCATAGTTTTTTATCATGAAAATCGAGTCCGAAGATACAGGCGTGAAAGTGAGGTCTGCCGAAATTTTCGCCATACTCTCCAGCCATGTAATAGCTAATTTTTGTAGTTGAATATCGTTTTCTGAGTCGTTTAATGAATTTTTGAAAGTCTGAATAATGAAGCGATTGATCGCTTGGGAGATGTGTATCGTCATATGTAAGTGTAATGAAACAGTTATGTTCATGTAGTTGGGCTTCATGCATGCAACGCATAGCCCATTGACGAGAGCGTTCAAGACGACAGCCTATGCACTGTCCACAGGGCAAGGAGACCTCTTGAACAATGTCGGGATCATTTCTTTTGAAAATGACCCTCCTATAAACTTTTCCGGTGGAAAAGTTAGTTTGATATCCGCTTAATCCAGCGGATATTGGGTGATAACAGGCCATGTGAGGTGGACTGGGACTTTTTTAGAGTCTCCAGCCTCCACGCTGAGGAGATGAGCGCACATTGGCGCTTTTTGTCTTATGGCCGTGTTTTCTAAATGTCTTAGCATGTTTATGCTTAGACATATGTTTCCTTTTTAAAATCATCATTTTCGGCTCCTCAGTTATTCAGATTTTGAAGGTTTGGTGTCACCTAGCACAGTTACATCAAGTGGGGTAACTGTGCTTTCGGCTTTTGGTACTTCCAAAAGGCCGAGTTTTTCCGCTTCAGAGCGGTTATTTTCATCGCTTAAAAAGTCGATGAGTTGAGCTGGGTCGTTTTCGAACCTAGCTCTAAGATTCGCTGGTAAGGCCATGAATTGGTCCTCTGCAGCGATAACGGCATTAAGAGCTCCATGGTAGTCGCCAATGCCTGTAAAGTCGCCATATCGTGGTGATAATGGCTGTTCGGGCAATAAGCCCGTAATATTGAATTGACGAAGGATATTATTTATATCCGTTTCGTCTTTGAAATGCTGCTGAGTCAGAGAAGGCTCCTCACAAGCCAACCCTGACTCATTTGACGCAGCATCTCGATCATAGTTGTACATAGTACGTAGAAAAGGCATTTTCATTTAGATTCCTTTATTTAAGAGAACGAACAGTATTACTAAGAGCAGGCAGGAACTGCTTAAGGATAAGATGAGTCGTAGGATACTTTCTAGCGAACTCAGCCTCAGGCGCATTAATATCTCCTTCATTTTTTATCCTTTTCGTTTCCTCTTGCATTTTTTGTATTTGAGAAGTTAAGTTTTCAATCATTTTGTATGATTGTGCTGCAGATGCAGCTGATGCAGTAGCTTGGCCTTCATAGGCCTTAGTAGAGGCTTGTACTTGTGGAATTTCCACTTGTCGCTTTTGGCGATCAACCCTAAGGTTTTCCGCTTGTTCTTTAGCGACTATAGCCTCTTCATGTGATTTAAGCGCATTTGCGCTATTTAATTGAGATTGTGTTTCTGCTTGTTTTATTTGTTCAGTCTGTAATGCAGCCTGAGCAGAAGTGCCTCGTGTTTTATTAAACGAGTCCACCGCATTACCTAATGCATTTTGCATAGGTGCGGTTTGTTGGGCTGCGGGTGCATTACCCGGCCCATTACTATACGCAAGCATGGGGTTTAACCCAGCTTTTGTTAAGTCTTCGACAGTAGTTTGGTAGCGAGTAGCATATTGCTCCGCTGACCATTGATTATTAGCTTGGGATATATCCCAATTTTTTTGATTGGTTTGGTTTTGTCCAATCAATGAGGTGAGGCCTGAAACAGCCCCACCTATTAGACCTCCAATATCGAATCCCATAATTAGAAATGGTCGATTAAGCCAGGTACAGAGTACATTGGCATTGGTCGAGCTTTCTTAACATCAAAGAAAGAGTCAAAGATGAATTGAGCGCCGTTTGCTGCGGTTCCAACGGCTAACGCTCTTGATAATGGTGGAGTATCCGCTATAAAAGATGCATTTAATGTAGGTACTGCAGTGAATTTTTGGGCAAGGTGCCAGCCGTCTAATGTTCCAGCAGCAGTACTGCGGAATAATGAAGAAATACGGCTTGGGTTATAACGATATTCTGACCAGCGTTCTTGATAACCAAATACATCGGTATCAGTTGAAGCACCAGTTACGTAGATTTCTTTATTAAGAATAGATTGTTCACCCAGCATAGCAAAGGCTGGAAAATAGAAATCATAACGTGTAGAACGGCTCCACATTCTGTGAAGGCCTTGTTGGTATGTTAAATCGGCTCTTACAGATACAAGACCGATAATTACACCATGCTCAGTAAACGATTGGCTAAACCCATGACGATGAGCCAAAACAGTAGACATAGCACCAAGTG